TTATTACTTTACGGATGTCTTGCAGAAGCCTTCAAGTTTTTGAAGGGACCAGCTCAAATGCTGCAAATTTATGAACAATCATATCAACGTGCTCTTCAAGAGTTAGTTATAGAACAACAAGGAAGACACCGAAGAGATGAATATATGCACGGAGCGTTAAGAACTCCTTTGCAGTCAAAAAACCCATAGGAGAATAAAACATGGCAATAAGTCAAGCTGTTTGTACAAGTTTTAAACAAGAGTTATTAGTAGGAACACACAACTTTACAGCGAGTTCAGGTGATACTTTTAAAATAGCTTTATACACAAGTAGTGCTTCACTAGGTGCTAGCACAACTGCATTTAGCACCTCTAACGAGGTATCTGATTCAGGAACATATAGTTCAGGTGGGGGATCTTTAACAAGTGTTACGCCTACGACTTCTGGAACAACTGCTATTTGTGATTTCGCTGATATCTCTTTCACCTCTGCAACAATTACAGCAAGAGGAGCGTTAATTTATAATAGCTCTCAATCAAACAAAGCTGTGGCTGTTTTAGATTTTGGTGGTGATAAAACTTCTACCAGTGGAACTTTTACAATTCAGTTTCCTACCGCTGATGCTAGTAACGCTATATTAAGATTAGCATAGGAGAATTTAAATGGCGTTAGTAATTAACGACAGAGTAAAAGAAACCACAACCACGACAGGAACAGGTGCGGTCTCCTTATCTGGAGCAGTTACCGGTTTTGAAACTTTTGCAGCTGGTATTGGTAATTCAAATACAGTTTATTATTGTATTGCACATCAAGACCAAGCTGAGTTTGAAGTAGGACTTGGAACTTTAGACGGAGATAGTTCTGATTTAACAAGAACAACAGTTATCTCAAGTTCTAATAGTGATAGTGCTGTAGATTTTAGTGCAGGCACAAAAGACGTATTTTGCACAATACCTGCAAGTAAATTAGTTTTCGAAGACGGCAGTGATAATTTAAATATATCTTCCATAAAAAATACAAGTTTAGTAGTCGGTAGAGATGCTGACAATGACATTGATTTTGCCACTGACAATAATATTTTATTTAGAGCTTCAGGTGCTGATCAAATTAAATTAATTGATGGTGCTTTAGCTCCTGTAACTGACAATGATGTAGACTTAGGAACTAGCTCACTAGAGTTTAAAGATGCTTTCTTTGATGGCACAGTAGAAGCTGACGCAATAACTATAGGTGGCACAAACGTAACTTCTTTGTTTGCAAGTTTATCAGGTGCAACTTTTACAGGTAATATAGAAATAGATGTAGCCTCTGGTGATCCCGCTATTATATTAGACACTCAAGGTGCTGATAAGTTTCACATTGCCGTTGATGATTCAGATAGTGATAATTTAGTAATTAAATCAGGTGGCACAGTCGGTTCCGGTAATGGACTTAAAGTGGATAGCAGTGGTAACTTAACAGTAACTGCTGATGTTACTGTAGGGGATGATTTAACGGTTGAGGGCGGTGTTGTAGATGTTAAAAATACAGGCGCACAATCACAAGTTAGATTTTATTGTGAGTCATCAAATGCTCACTACGCGGCTATTCAAGCACCAGCGCATGCTGATTTTTCTGGTAACACGACATTAACGTTACCTGCAACAACAGATACAATCGCGGGTATTGCATCAACACAAACTTTAACAAACAAATCAATAGATTCAGATAACAATACAATTACAAACATTGTAAATGCAGACATTAAATCAAGTGCTGCAATTGCAGATACAAAATTAGCTACGATATCTACGGCAGGTAAAGTAGCGTTAACCGCTTTAGAAATTGATGGTGGTTCAGACATTGGAGCAGATTTAACAACATCTGATTTAATTATAGTAGATGATGGTGCTGGCGGGACAAACCGTAAAGCAGCATTATCTAGAGTGGTAACTTTAATGACAGCTCAAGGGTTCTCTCAAGAGGATCCTACGGCTCTTGCAATAGCATTAGGGTAATATATAAAGGAGGCTAAATGGCAAATACTTTTAAAGTCGTAACAAAAGCAGGAGTTACTAGTTCAGATGTTATTTATACAGTAGCAAGTTCTACAACAACTGTTGTTCTTGGTATTATGGTAGGCAACACTACAACTGGACAAATTACTGCTTCAGTTACTTTAAGTTCAGACACCTCTAACAGAGCAGGAGCAAATGACGAGGCCAACCAGGCGGTTGAGCTTGTTACCAATGCACCTATTCCTGTTGGCGGAACTTTGGAGTTGCTCGCGGGCAACAAAGTAGTAATGGAAACCACCGATACGCTTTCACTAGCGGCATCAGGTGCAGCTGACATTGCTTTGTCAATAATGGAGATAACATAAGATGCCTTTTATTGGTACACCTTTAGATACCAGGAACACTTTTCAATCTCTTCAAGGTAAGAGATTTAATGGTGATGGAAGCACAACAGCTTTTACATTAGACATTGCACCTAGTTCAGTATTTGACATAGAGGTCTTTGTAGAAAATGTTCGTCAAGATCCAAACTCTGCTTATAGCATAAGCGGAACTACACTTACATTTACTGGAGCACCTCCTTCTGGCACAAATAATATTTATGTAGTTCATCAAGCTAAAGCAGTAGGCACAATTAATCCTGGAGATGGAACAGTAAGTCAAGATAAATTAACTAGTGGAGTTGTAGCCCCTAGAGTAAATGCTTTTCCAATTATAATTAATGGAGACATGGCTGTTGCTCAAAGAGCCACTACCTCAACTTCTACAGGTATTGAAACTTGTGATAGATGGCAAGTTAGAGCAACAAACACAGATGATCTTGCAATTACACAAGCACAATCAACAACAGTTCCAGGACATGGTTTTAAATTTTCTTATAAGTATGATACTACAACAGCAGAAAGTGCTTTAGCATCAGATGAGGCTTTAGCAATAGAAACAAGACTAGAAGCAAATACTTTACAAGGATTAAAATATGGAACAGGTGATGCTGAAACAGCTACTTTAGCTTTTTGGGTAAGAGGTAGTTTAACAGGTGTTCATGGCATATATATTAGAACACATGATGGAGCACAAGAGTTTGTACAATCTTATAATATAGATGCAGCCGATACTTGGGAACAAAAAATTATTAATATACCTGCTAATACAGCTAAAGTAATAAACAATGATAATGGTATAGGTTGGTGGATTCAATGGGGATTAGCTGCAGGTACGGGAGTTGATGGAGCAACTTTAGGTTCTTGGCATGACAATGCCACAGAAATATTTCCAAGTGGTCAAGTGAACTATATGGCTAATACATCTTATGAATTTTATTTAACAGGTGTTCAATTAGAAATAGGAACATACACATCAACAACATTACCAAAATTTCAATTTGAAAGTTTTGGAGACAATTTATTAAGATGTCAAAGATATTTAAATAGAATGGTTCAAAACGGAAGTGATAGTAATATTCGTTTTGCCGTAGGTGTTTGCAAAAGTAGCACATCATCTGAATATGGTTATTTAGTTTATCCAGAATTAAGAGATACACCTGCAGTGACTTTTTCTAGCACATCTTCTCATTACAGAGCTAATTCAGATTCTGCTAGAAGTGGAAGCAGTGGGCCCACTGTAGATAATAGACACAAAAACGGATGTAGACCTTCTTTAACAGTGTCTAGTGGACAAACATCTGGTCATGCCGCAATGTTTGAAGCAAATAATGATGCTGCCTTTATAGAATTGGATGCGGAGTTATAAAATGGAAATAAAAAATATTACAAAAGTAGAAAATGTTTATGTTGATGGTGTAAAATCAGAAAAAACATATAAAGTTACTACAACAAACAAAATAATTTTTGTTGGAAAAAATGAAGGAACACAATATTCAAATGCTTTAGATGAATGGATAGCAGACGGAAACACAATTACGGATAATGGGAGTTAAACATGGCACTTAGTACAATAGGAACAAATAGTATAGCAGATGATGCGATCACTGCAGCTAAAGCAACAGGATTCGGTAAAATACTTCAAGTTGTTGGCACTACAATAACATCAAATCAATCTGGAAACACGTCTAGTGAGGTAATGATCAGTAATTATGTTGCTAATATAACACCAAGTTCAACTTCAAGTAAAATATTAGTGCTTTTTAGTGGTCCTGCACAAACAGAGGATAGTAACTCTGCTGGCCAAAATGCATCTTTTAAATTAAGAATTAACACGGGTAGCGCAGCATCAACCAGCTCAACTGATTATCAACAAGTTAGATTTGGAGCATATAATTATGCTAGTGCATCAGGAACCACAGAAGAACATGGGTGTTTAGTATTTAATTATTTACATTCACCTTCAACTACAAGTGCTGTTCATGTAGGTATTTCTGTTGCAAATTATGATGGAGCACCCAACTGGAGATTGGGAATTGCTGATTTCAAATCACATTGGACATTAATTGAGGTAGAAGGATAATGGCTGATATTTTAAAAGTAATACAATATATTAATCCTGATGCTAAATGTCAGATCACTGATAATGATGTTAATAAAATTGAATGGTTAGATGGAACTACACCAATATCAGCAGAGGATATTAATGCAAAAATATCTGAATATGAAACTGCTGAAGCAACGAAAAAAACAAATAATGAAAGTAAAGAGGCATCAGGCAAAACTAAACTTAAAAACCTTGGTTTAACTGATGAAGAAATTAAGGCATTGATAGGTAAATAGGAGGATAGATGAGTAAGACACAAATAGTATCAGGTGGAATTACAGACGGAACAATAGCTACAGCAGATATTGCTGATGATGCAATAGGTAATACTAAATTAGATTTAGGTGCTAACTATGCTTTTACGGGAACCATAACTGGTACTCCTAATAATCTAGTGCAAGTGTCCTCTGTAAGTTTGGGTACAAGTGGTGCATATGCACACAATGGAATATTCTCATCCACTTATGATACCTATCTTATAACCATGGACCAGATTCAATGTGCAACAGCAGATACACATATTAAATTTAAATTTTACAATGATACAGGTGCAACCTCCGATAATACTTACAGAGGATATTATTTTCAAAAAACAGGAGAAGGAGATAGTTCACAAGATTATCATAATTCTTATCCTTTTTTATCAGTGGCTCAAAACGGAACATCTAATCAAGGACTTAGTGGAGTTCTATGGGTTAATAATCCTGTAACAAGCGGTGTAGAAACTACATTCTGGTATCATACTTCTTATATGAAAAATAGTGGTTACTCTGGCATTTCAACTGGTGGAGGTTTTGCAACTGATTTTGGTTCAAGAACACATACGGGTTTTTATTGGTTTACATCACAAGGTAATTTTGGTGGTAGAGCAAAAGTTGTAGTTTATGGAGTGAAAAGAACATAATGGCAAACGATAATATAACAGTATACAACGGAGAAGGAAAACCAGAAACAACTAGAGAAATGACTGATGCTGAAATGAATGACAGAACATCTTTGTCTGAAGAGTTGTCTATTTTAAGAATAGTTAGAAATAGTCTTTTACAAGAAACTGATTATCTTGCAAGTTCAGATAGAACTTTATCTGATAATATGAAAACATACCGTCAATCATTAAGAGACATGACTTCTGGATTGGATACCATAGAAAAGGTAAAAGAAAAAATGAAATTTGAGGATGGGAAATATATACTA